CGGTCATCTCGACCGACTGGCAGAACCGCCAGGACTAACTTTCCATGGCACCCCGCAAGAAGACCGTCCCGACCGTCAGCCTCCGCCCTAAGCAGGCGAAGCCGACCACGCCCCAGCCGCAGGCTTCCTACGGCGATTGGCAGAGCATCGGCGTGACCCGTGCCCGCCGTGCGGCCTACGGCGCCGAACCGCGCGACCTGCGTCGCGACCTGACGCCCTACGACCGCCTGACGATGGTGCGCAAGTGCCGCTGGGCAGAAAGGAACAGCGGTCTTTTCAAGCAAATTTTGGCCGATATCTGTTTGTATACCGTGGGGGACGGTATCAAGCCCCAGAGCCACGCGTCGACCCCTGAGATGCAGGAACGCTACGAGGCTTACTTCGCGGAGAAGGCCAAGCGCATCGACATCACGAACCGCTTCTCGTTCTATCAGGCCCAGTCCATCCTGCTGCGCGGCATGATCCGCGACGGTGACTCCTTCGCCGCCAAGGTCCGCAACGCGAGCGGCGAGGCGAAACTCCAGCTGATGGAAGCCCACCGCGTCGGCGACCCTCTCGAAGGCAAGGTGCCCGAGGGTATGCATGACGGCATCCAGTTCGGTCCGTTTGGCGAATACATCGCCGTGAACGTCTACCGCTCCGACGGCTCGTCCCGCCAGATTCTGGCTCAGTCGATGATGATGATCGTCGACCAGGAGTACGCGTCCGGAGCCCGTGGCGTGCCCCTGCTCCAGCACTCCATCAACTCCATCCAGGACGAGATGGAAATCCTCGCCCTCGAGAAGCAGGCCGTGAAGGACAACGGCGACGTGACACGCGTCATCACCAAGGAAGGCGGAACTATCGACTCGGATATGGCTGCCGAACTTGGAGCAAGCAATGGCTCGTCCTACTCCAACCTTGCCAACACGATGGGCGGCAAACTGATTGCTCTCTCGCCCGGCGAGTCCATGTCGAGTTTCCAGTCAGCCCGACCCAATGCCACTTTTTCCGGATTTCTTGCGGCTCTTGAGCGGGATATTTCGCAAGGCGTCCTGCCCTACGAGTTCGTCGGCGACTCTTCCAAGCTCGGCGGAGCCACCGTTCGCCTCATCACCGCTAAGGCTGGCCGCGTCTTCTCCAAGTATCAGACCATCATCATCGAGAACTTCTGCGTCCCGACGTGGGGCTACATCATCGGTCAGGCCATCGCCGCCGGCGAACTTCCTGACGACCCGCAGTGGGCCTCCGTCTCGTGGACGACCCCGAAGTCCGTCACCGTTGACGCTGGCCGTGAAGCCGCCAACGACCGCGCCGACGTGGAGATGGGCCTCCTCTCCATGTCCGAACTCTACGCCCAGCGCGGCCTAGACTTCCGCACCGAAATGCAGAAGCGCGCCGCCGACATGGTCCACATCAAGAACCTCGCGGAAGAATACGGCATCCCGTTCGAACTCCTGTTCCGTCCGTCTAACACTCCCGTCGGCACGATCGTCGGCGAGGTCGAAGAAGGCCCCGAGTCGGAAGGCGAAGACGAGCCGGCCTCGATGGAAGAACCCGAATCCGAAGACGAACCCAACTCCTAATTTCCCCATGCGTTTCCTCACCAACGGACTGTCGGGCCGCGAGCCCCTCCTCATCGACCCGACCAAGGCCAAGGACCACGCCGTCCTCGCCGAGAAGTTCGGCTTCACGGAGATGCTCTCTCAGCTCTTCGGCGTCGCCCCCAAGCCCTACGTGGTCGACGGCATCGGCATCATCCCGGTCGTCGGCGTCATCGGCAAGGGTCTGTCCCCGCTCGAGAAGATGATGGGCGCCGCGGACGTCAACGAAATCGCCGAAGCCCTCGACGCGTTCGCCGCGAACCCCGAGGTCGAGAAGGTCGCCCTGCAAATCTCCTCCCCTGGCGGCACGGTCACGGGCGTCGAAGAACTTGCCAACAAGGTGCGTAACTACGGCAAGCCGACGCTTGCCTACACCGACTCCGAGATGGCGTCAGCCGCCTACTGGATCGGTTCGGCTGCGGACCGCGTCGTCGCCAGCCCGTCCTCCACGGTCGGAAGCATCGGCGTCTACATGGCGATTCCCGACTACTCAGAAGCCGCCAAGATGGCCGGAATCAAGATGGTCGTCATCAAGTCCGGCAAGTTCAAGGGCGCCGGCATCGAAGGCACCAGCCTCGATGAGAACCAGATGGCGAACCTTCAGGAAGGCGTCGACACGATCCACGCCGAGTTCAAGCAGGCCGTGAACATGAAGCGCAAGATGGTCAAGGCCGAGGCCATGGAAGGTCAGGTCTTCTCGGGCAAGCAGGCCGCCGCCCAGGGCTTGGTCACTGGCCTCGCGGACTCCTTCAACGACGCCCTGCGTTCGTTCTGATGGCGATCAGCGTCCCTGACTACGTCCAGACGGCAGCCCGACGCGGCCTTGAGTGGCACGCCGAGGGCAAGTCCGGCGACGGCGTGACTGACAAGACCCTGCGGGAAGCCCGTGAGATGGCGGACGGCTCAGTCTCCGAAGACAAGCTCCGCCGCATGGGGCCTTGGTTCCGTCGTCACGAAGGCGACATGGACGCCCCGAACAACAAGCCTGACGGCAAGGACTTCCCTGGAGCGGGTGCCGTCGCGTGGGCTCTCTGGGGCGGTCCGACCTCCGGCGACATCATGCGTACCGCCGAATGGGCCGAGCGTAAAGTCGAGCAACTCGACCGCGAACAGTCCGCGAATAATTCCATTCCTAGCAAACATAAGACTATGACCATCGAAGAACAGCTGCTCGCCGCCAACGCCGCTCTCTCGGGCCTCACCGCCGAGCGCGACGACCTCCGTACCACTGTCGAGAAGATGACCGTCGGCGCCGCCGCCGAACTGGAATCCCTCAAGGTCGAAGCCGCCGCCAAGGATGCGAAGCTCGCCGAACTGAACGCCGCCCTCGAGGCCGCCGTCAAGGACTCCGAGTCCCTCAAGGCTCTGGTCGCCGAGCACGAAGCCTCCAAGGTCAGCGCCTCCAAGGAAGCCGCCAAGATCGTGGCCTCCGTCGGCGTCGCCCCTGTCGAAATCAGCCCTGCCGACGCCAAGCCGTCCGCTGAGGCCGTCGACCACCTCGCGACCTTCCTCTCCCTCCCGGTCGGCTCGAAGGAGCGTAACGACTACTTCGCCGCCAACAAGCACGCCATCGTCAAGGCGGCTCTCTAATTTCCCTCAACCCTCATAACCCCCTAATATAACACAAAAATGTCAAACAGTATTGCAGTAGCGCCCTCGGTGTTGGCCGAATCGGTCATCGCCTCGCTTAAGGGCAAGCTCCCGGCCCTCCGCGCCTTCTCCAGCGTCTTCACCGCCGCTGAGTCCGCCGCTGGCAAGACCGTCCAGGTGCCCCTCATCGGCACCTCCACCGCGACCGAGTTCGGTTCCGGCGGCTACCTCACCCAGGACGACGCGACGATCACCGCCGCGAACGTCACCCTGAAGCACTTCAAGGTGTCGTCCCGCTTCTCGCCCCTCGACGTGAAGATGTACGGCGCTCAGTTCCTCTCGAACGCCTTCGTCCCGACCGCCGCCAACGCCCTCGCTGAAAAGTGCCTCGCTGAAATCGGCGCCCTCATCGTCGCCGCCAACTACAGCTCCGGCACGAACACCGGCTCGTCCCTCTCGTACGCCGAAGTCGTCGCCTCCAAGGGCGTCCTCGACGCCGCCAAGGCCGCCGAGCCCCGCGCGTTCATCCTGAACCCGACCTACGCCAACAACCTCCTGGGCGACGCTACCATCATCGGTAACTCCGTCCTCGGTGCTGGCATCCTGACCTCCGGCCAGATCGGCACCCTCGCTGGCGCCGCTGTCTACCAGTGGAACAGCCTCCCCGCCAACGGCGAATCCCTCGCCGGCTTCGGTTGCGGCGCTGACGCCATCGCGGTCGCCTCGGCTCTCCCGATGGGCGAAATCCCGGGCTTCGAAGTCGCCAACGCTGTCGATGCCGACACCGGCCTCGGCGTCCAGGTCCTCATGGGCCAGGAGCAGAGCGGCTACTACAACGTCACCGCCACGCTGCTCTTCGGTGCCGCTGTCGGTCGCGCGACCTCGCTCAACCGCCTCACCACGGCCTAATCAGCCGGACAGGCTTAAACGAGACCCCCAGCGATGGGGGTCTTTTTTTGTCCCCCTACCAAAGCGGGCAAGTATAGGA